TTGTAAAAGTGACTGTTCCACCTGACAAGTCTGTTTCCCATCGGTCAAAGGTATAAGTACTTGTGGCAGTAACGCTTGTGAAATTTCTTTGGTTGATGTAAAAATCGCCATTTATTAACGCGTTCTTACCGGCGGCAAAGTTTTGATTCCACCCCAACCCACTTGCGTTAGCAGAGTTGGCTACGAGTGTTTGGCCGTCGGTGCCGACTGGCAGAATGGTGGTTGTGTTGGTTCCAGAACCAGCTCGGAGGTCACCCTTGGCTGCCTCAGCTGTGGCGTTAGCCCGAGATTTAGTCATTAGTTATTTCCTCCTGTTGGGTTTGACTCGGATGCGAGTGTGTCGTAAGTGGACTTTGGCATAGAGGTAAACTCTCCGTTGCCTCGGTCAATGATGGCGTATTCCTTGTCACCTTCTGGAAGGTTGATGATTACAAACTCGACTTTATCCATTTTTATAACTCCGCACTAAATCCGATATACGCACCTGCTGTGCCATTACCGCTAATCATTGAAGGTCTAAACGCTGTAAGTCCTGTTGAACCAGTCGTGTAGATGTTTATGTAATTTTTAGATGTCCAATTCACTATAAGGTTTGTAATAGATGTTTGAGTTACTGTGTCCGTAATAGCACAATTTGCGTATTCAAGCGCAGATGGCGCAACGCGCATTGTGACTGGAAAAGGACACATATATTGCCCAGTGGTTGTTGTTGCGGTTACTCCAAAAGCAAGGTAATTGTTTGTGCTTTCTGCTGTATTGCGGTAATAATACCTCTGGCAGGCTTGTAACTCCCCTTGGTATGTTCCACCGGCTCTTGAAAAGTTTGTCGCTGCTGAACCAAGTTCAAGTTGCACTCCAGTAATATCAAAATAATCGCTTGCAACAGCAGTTCCATTTGGTACAAATGTGAAATTCAATCCAATTTCCGTAGCAGTTGTTCCAACAGTTCCAGTGTAAGTGAATTTTTGCCAAGTAGTTTGAAGCGTTGCATTTGTACTGATAATCGAAGTGCTACCTGTAAACCCTGGTGATAGCGCATTTTCATTTGTTCCCGTTCCATAAACAGCAGAAACCCCAAGTAAAGAACCTGAAGCATCATATCCTGTGCCTTTTCTTGCCCAGAACGAAAGAGTTACAGTTTGACCAGCAAAAGGAATTGAATTTAGTGTTTCTATTGTTGTGCTGTAATAAAGATAATCAGTAGCAACTTGACCTGTAAGTCTTGTAATACGGCTTGCATAATTGAAACCAGTCAATCCACTTGCAACTTGAGTAACAGTCATATTCGTGTCTGCGCAATATCCCATCCAGCGGTCTGCCGTGTAAAACTTTGTGGATACTGTGCTAGTAAAAGAAGTCCCGCGTTGCCAAATATCAAAACCGCCGTTTATGATGGCGTTTTTACCGGCTGAGTTCAAAGGCTGATATGACAACCCAGTTGAAACGGAAGAGTTGGCTACGAGTGTGGAACCATCGCTACCTACGCCTAGCGTACCAACAGTTGAAGAACCACTACCTACAGCAAGGTCGCCTTTAGCAGTAAAGGTGGTAAGCGGAACAGCAGTAGCTACGCTGAATGGAGTAAATGCTAGGACTGTTAGTATGTCTCCAGCTGCCAGTGCAGCTAAACCAGTGATGCTTGTACCAGTGGTAGCAACATAGTCAGCACCACGGACAAGCAATGCACCATTGAGGTAGACTTGCTCGATACCTACCGTGTAACCAAGGGTAGCTGAGTTGTCATCAGCTCCAGACTTAGATGTTTCACCACCTGATGCTGTGTACTTAAACATTGTAATGTTTGCAGTAGAGGTCATGTTAGACCAAGTGCTGCCGTTGTACACACGCATGGTGTTAGTTGCAGTATTAAAGTATGTAGCACCGGTGGCTAATGCTCCGCTCTGGTTATTCAGTGTAGGGTCAGCTGACTTAGCACCAAGGTACTTCTGGTCCATACTAGTAAAGGACGAAGCAGAAGATGTAGCAGATGTAGCAGCGGCTGTTGCCGCCCCTGCAGCAGAGGCAGCTGACGTGGCAGCTGCAGTAGCTTGAGTAGCTGCGCTTGTAGCAGAAGTTGCTGCAGCTGTAGCAGATACAGCAGCATTATTAGCAGAAGTCGCTGCAGCCGTTGCTGAGGCAGAAGCCGAAGCAGCGGAGGTAGCAGCAGCAGTCTGGCTTGTAAGGGCGCTAGAAGCGCTTGTAGAGGCGCTGGAGGCGCTTGTAGCGGCAGCTGTAGCAGAAGCTGCAGCAGACGTAGCGCTGGTAGCAGCAGCAACAACCTGTGAAGCCATGCCCGTGTCTACGTAGTTTTTAGTAGCGACGTCTTGTGCTGAGCTAGGGTCGGCTGCTCCGGTAATTTTAAATCCACCAGCAGCAAGAGCTGAGCCTAGTGTTTTGTTAGAAATTGTCTGAGCATCAATCGTACCTACTACATAAGATGTTGAAGCAAGTCCATGAATTCCACCAGTTGCAGATTCAATGTGAGTGTTGGCTTCACGTAGGTCACGACCAATAATCATGTGACGTACTACTGCACCAGCTGAGTGGTCTTGCGCTGATGAACCGTCTTGTCCGCGCACAACTGTTAAATTGTTTCCAGCTACTGGGTTGGTAGTGGCAGAATAAATATCTACTACTTCTTCAAGCGATGTATCTGGGTCAATAACAATAGTCATTGTCTGACCAGTTGATACTGTTGCACCACCAAGAAGGGTGGTGGCAGACACGACTGGAAGCGTCAGGGCACCAGAAGTAACTGAGCCAGTGAGTGTGGTCTGTTGGGACCGGGATGTATACTTACGTGTTGTCATCTATCTGCCTTAGCGTGAGTAGTGGACGCGGACTGGGTATTGAAGCTTTTGCTTGAGCGACTCTTCTTCGAGGCGCTGTAAATACATTTGTTGTAGCTGCTTGGTAACGTTGACACCTGAGCCGTATGGACGCTTGGTATCGTATTCATCCGCTGCTGCTGATGTGATGGAGATACGAGCTGGGTCAATGAACGCCGAGAGACGATACGTTGCGCCGTAGATAACTACGTCACGCATGCTTGAAGGCAAACCGGATACCGCTTCAAACACATCGCTCTCATCGACTAACTGTGTAGGCATTTTAGTGTAGACACAGTGAACAGTACGGCCAGGTAGGATGTTGTCATACAAAGAAACTGTGCGGACATTGGCTGTATCTGTGCTGTCTGGTGTCCAGGCAGTCTGGTCAGCGATTGGGTCCCAACGCCATTGGCGTACTGGTAGCCATTCCTTAGTAGGTCCGACTGTTTGCCATGCCATTGAAAGAATCTGAATAGCTTCCGATGGAAGCTGGTATGTTGTACGTGAAGCAAGGAAGGTAATGTCCTTAGCACCTGTAGCAAATACTTTTGGGTATACAGCACTGAGTGTGTCATTGATTGCACGTTGTACTGCTACTCGTGGGTAGGTAGGAGTGATGGTTACCTTGACATTAGCTGCATGTGATGCTGCTACTGTGCTGTTGTATCCACGACCGAATGGAGCAATGGTGATTGTGTTAGCCTGACGGTCATAGCTGTCAACCCACATCATCTCGCTGTCAATCTCAATGATGCCCTTACCAATGTTGTCGGTTGAACCGACATAAAGAATTAAATCCCCAGAGGTACAAGCCTGAGTAAGGTATGTTGCACGGTCTTGACGATAGGTAAAGCCTTGAATGTTGAGCTGTACATCGTCAATCAAATTTTTAAATGTAGTTGCCATCTTAGCTCGCAATCAATCGAAGGGCTACTACTGCTTCTAGGAAATTACGTGGTTGCATTTCAGGACCTGTAATGTCCACTTCTCCACCTTCAGAATTAAGCTCAACCCAATAGTTGAGAACATGATTAAGTTCCATAAATTGTGTTGGACTTGTCATGCCAACGCTAAGGTTAAGCGCTTTAATAATTCCCATGCCTGCTTCTTGTGAAGTCCATTTATGAACTGCACCTTGTAAATCTAAATAGTTATCATAGGTTGGATAGGATGCACCACCATTTGCAAGACGATTAAACTCATCAAGCATAGTCGAGCCAGGACGCCCATACAAAGTATAGTTCTCATAGGAGATGCTTCCGTTGCCGTTATCAATAGCGCGTACGAATGTGCCGTATGTAGCCATTACCACTTCACCTTATCTGCCCAGTATGCGGCGCTCATCTTTCCTTTGGCAATGTTTGCAGCATGACGGGCTTTGAAAGAAGCTTGTCGTGCTGTTGGTTTATGGTCTCCAGTCACGCCTTGCTGACCAAAGCGAATAGTCTTTACTTGGTCACCAGATTTAGCCACAACTATGTGTGACTTGGTTGGGTGGTTAGGTGTACGCTTAGGCTTGTTGAAACCTGATACACCGGCACGCTTAAGGCGTGGGTCTGGAGATGTCATAATTATTTTCCTTTAACCTTCTTAAGGTTTGGGTTTGCTTTCTTTGCTGCAGGTGATGCCTTGCGAGCACCAGCTGCAAGGATAGCTCCGGCCTTCTCAGATGAGATGCCTTGCTTCTTTGCAATTTGCTTTTGAGCGGCTTTGAAGCCCATGCCCTTAGCCATTACTTGCCGTACCCTGACTTCGCATGAGCAGCAGCAATAGCTGCTGTCTGACGAGCTGTGTCAGCTTTGACACCAGCAGGGGTTAGCTTTTTAATGTTGGCATTAAGCGCTGCATTACCAGTGACTGGCTTTGTAGCAGAGGGAGACTTCCGTACCGCCGGAGTAGATACTCTTGGGGTTGGAATTCTGTTAGGCATTACTTAGCACGACCAGCTTCTGGTTGTACGTAGATACCTTGGACTACTTCTGAAGGTCCCATGCCTGTCACGCCTGTGCGTGGGTCTGACATATGAGCTTGTGCTGGGGCGACTCCACCGTGGAAGTCAGCCTTGTTTACTGATGAGACATCTGTAGCTGCGCTACGTGTCTTTGGTGATAGCATATCTGCCATGATTATTTTCCTTTTCCATATGGGGTTGGTACGTCAAAGCCGTTGATGATTGAGGCATCTTGGCCTGGCGCAACTCTGACTGGTGCTGAGATAGTTACTGGCTTGTCGCCGCATCCACATTCTGTGCACATGTTGTTAGCCTTTCTTCATAACGCGCTTTGCAAGCGCCTTGTCCATTTTTAAATCTGCTTTAGGAGATGGCTTCTTAGAGTCCATCTTCTTGTCTGCTTTCTTGAAGGCAGCCTTCTGACCAGGCTTCATCCCCTTCATAAGCTTTGCATCTTGCTTAGCATCTGACATCGCCATTAGACGGCTCCTATTTCTTTCATGACCTCAACGGTCTTCTTGTTGATTGCTTCTGTCTTAGGCATCTTGTTGCCGTCATAGGCTTTCTCTAAAACCTCTGATGCTTTGTATGCCTGTTGTACTGCAGCAGTAGACGTACCTTGTGGCTGAATGCCATCCTTACGAGCCTGTCTGTAGAACTCTAGTTCTTTGTCCCACTTCTTCTGAGTGGTGCCTGATGCAATGATGTTGCCAGCTGCATCACCCGGGCTAAGCTGCAATGTTTTTATCTTGCAGCCGAAACAGTCAGGACCACAATTAATGTGGTCATTAAAGATATCATCAGCGCTAGTGAAAGGAACCGGCGAGAGTTCATCACAGAGTACGCAGCCGTACAAGCTTGCCTTAAAGTCGTGGTTCTCATCGAACCCCCATTCAAGTACCTTGGAGATGTGACTATGGTTGGAGAGTAATGTAGCTTCCGTATCCTGCTGCAATTAGTTCTGTCCTTTGTTCATCATTAAGTATGTGGTTGTATCCGCCCTTGAAAATAAAGCCAGGGTCTGCTGCTAAGTATTCATCTTCTGTGGTGTAGCGGGTTTCAAACCAAGCTCCACCTTTGCGGTAAACTGTTATGCCTCTGTCTAAGCGATAGCGAATGAACAGACGTCCTCCACCAGCTGGACCTTCAGAGGTTGTTGGTGTAGTGAATACGTATGGCATGGGTCTCCTTCAGTGAACTCACCACAGGGCTGGATTGCTCCAGCCCCACAGTCAGTCAACTATTAGTAGTCGATTGATGAAGTTGATTCAACGCGGTAAAGCGCTTCGTCACGGTAGATGTTCCAACCTGCAACGCCGTACCAACCCAATGGGCGGTGACGCATGAGCTTGTCAACAACTGGTCCGATAACGACGTGGAACTCTTCAGCCACTGCTTCTGCAAGTGCCTGTTGTCCAGCGAAGTATGTGTTGAATACACGAGTCTCTGGTGTGATTGTTACTGTCGCACCTGATGTTACGCCAGCAGAAAGAACTGGTGTATCAACTGTTACAACCAATGCATTGATTGCTGTAACTTGTACGCCTGATGTTGCAAGACCTGTAGCTGAAAGACGGTCACCAACCTGGATACCTGAAACAGATGTAAGAGCAAGAGTTGTAGCTCCTGATGCAGCTGCTGCAGTTGTGGTTGTTGAGGATGTTGTTTGGTCAGCACCCTTCTTATCGTTGAACATACGTGGAGATTCAACATAGAATGCACCTTCGTATGTACCGATTTCGCCAGCCCAGATTTCATCATTAGCTTGGTACTCGTGTGGCTGACGCCATGACCCAACGCCTGTTTCCGCACGGAGGTCGTGAGCAACCTCTGGGTGGATGTATCCAGCGTAGAGGTTACCCTTACGTGGGATAGCCTTGTTGGTACGTAGCTTAGCTACTACCTTACGAGCAAGGGCTGAGTTGAATGTATCAGATGATGTGATAGTTGCAGAAGACGTACGAGCGCCTGCACGAAGTACGTTAGCACCTGTAGCAAGAACTGTCTGTGCAACAGTATCGATAGAGTCTGCCATGTTGAACGCGATCATGTTAGCAACGGCTGGGTCTACGTCAGCGAGTGAGTAGAGTTCCAATGCGCGTGTTACTAGAACAGCGTTACCATACTCGGCAAGAGTAATGGTTGTGTATGTTGGTGTCGCTAGAGCTACTGCATCTGGGTCAACAGTTTCTGTAAGTGTAGCTGTCTGTTGAGTCAAGTCAACGTAACGCTGCAATACAACTGAGGAACCTGGCATAGCCTGACGAGCAGGGGTCTTGTCCGCAAGGTTGCGAACGAGCGGTGTAGCACGGAGTTGGAATTCAATCAGACGGTCATAAGCCTTTTGGACTAGACCAGCTGCACCAACTGTACCTCCGAGTGATGTAGACCCGGTATTGGTATATGCGTTTGCCATGTTTTGCACCTCCTTATGAGGATGTTAGATTCGGTTGATTAAAAGTTTCCGGATTGAATCATTCTGATGATGTCGTCTGCACTAGTAGCATCGTTCAACATCTGGTCTGCATCCATTCCAGGGTTGGGTGTTTGAGCACCCTGAGTAACAATGTCCTGTTGGCGTAGTGCCGCTAGGTCAAGTTGCTTCTTAGGGTCTTCCGTAACTTGCTTTGTCAGACCAAAGAGTTCGCCATTATCATCGAGCCATCGAGCGACGGACTCCTCGTTAATGTCTGCTTCTAGGTCCTTCGCAATAAAGCGAGCAGCCTTTGGATTTACACCCTTTGCGTCTAGGACTTCCTTGATGACACGTTCACGTTGAGCTTTAGACAAAGTCTCTAGCTGGTCCGTAAGTTCTTTGATTCGCTTTTCATCAGCACGCTTTGCTTTGCGCAACTTCTTTAGCAGGTCACTGCCATCGTTGCTTTGCGGTGCGTCATCGATATCATCGAAGTCATCATCATCTGTCCAGTCATTTGTTGCCATAGCAACCGTTCTCCCATTCATGTTAGTTGTATCGCAAGCCACAGGTAGATGTTGGGGAACATCAGCTGGCTCTTGCTACCGGTCTTAATACTCCGTGTAGTGCCGGTCGGCCTACCTCGGGATTCTATTTAGAACTTACCTTGGATTGATTTACCAAGGGAACCGGAGTAACCGGCTGCTGCGCTAGCACCTACTACACCTGAGCGTCCAGAGAACTGGGCTTGCTCTAAGCTGTTAAGTTTGTTCTGCTCTAGCTTTGCTGCACCTTCATTGAGAAGGTATTGATTTTCTGCTGAAGTCTGGTTGTAGTTAATGCCAGCTTCTTTATAAATCTGACTAAGCTTTTGTCCTTCTGTAAGAACTTCTGCTACTTTACCGTAACCTGCTTGAGCTCCTTGATAAGTAACACCTAGTTGTGCTAGTTGTTCAGCGCGTGTTTTGCTTACTGAAAGACCAGGAATGCCTTGTTGTGCAGCAGCAGCACCTACATCAGCAGCATTAACTTGTTGCTGTAGCATAGGCAATGTTTCAGCTGGTGCAAGGAAGTAGCTAACAATGTCAGCAGTATTAATAGTTGGGTAGTATTGCTTAAGGGTAGCCATAACCGTTGGGTCAGCATTTTGAACTTGATTAACTGCTAGGTCAAGACGACCACCAAGCTCTACCTTTGATACAGCATTACCAATAAGACTTGCTTTGGTAGCAGCGGTGTCAAGTTTATTTAAACCATACTGTTGAAACACCTGAGCGTATTCATTTTCAGCGGCGACATAATCGCCCTCTGATAAAGCGTTAAGCCCTGCATCTGTCCGTATTTTATTACCAGCAAAACGAGTAAGATAAAAAGGTTGTGCACGCAAATCAACTAACGCTTGGTTAGGGCCAATGTTACTTTGCATTTGACTTACAATAAAATCTGCAGCTTGTTTTGCCAGTGTTGCGTCGCCACCAAACCATGTAGCCACTTGTGATTGAACAAGGGCAAAAGCATCTTGAATACTAGGGTCAGTAGGTGTAGCCCCTGTAGACCCAGCAGTTGGTGGTACTACATATCCTGTAGTAGGATTTACTGTTCCACCAATAAGGGTGGCTGTATCTGCTACCGTTTGCTTAGCTTGTGCTACTTGTGTTGTTGCTGCTGCTTTGCCACCAATATCTGCAGCTAGCTGTACGCCAGCCTGGAGCGTAGGAATCATTGCAGCATAAGGATTATTAATAGTAGGAGCAGCGGCCGGTGTTGTAGCCTTTGCTGGTGTTGGCTTTGCTGAGGCTGCGTAGTCTACTACGCCAGAGTCTTTTGGCATTATCCCACGAATCCCATCATCTTACCAATTTGAGTAACATAACTAGCTGCTTCTTCACGTGCGTTCTGAGTCTTAGCCCAGTCAGGTTGTGACCTAAGCAACTTGATGTAATCGTCATTGTTCATTTGTCCACCGTTAGCGCCGCCAGTAAGACCTTTCATAATCAAAGAGTTATTAAGGTCAACTGCTCCAGACTTTTCAAGCGTCTTGTTATACAAGTCATTGAAAGGAGTAGCTAAATCTTGTAGAGTAAAGCCAGCTTGAAGGGATGGAGCCAAGGCCTTGTATTTAGGTAGGCTGGCCGCTAGGCTGTTGATTCTTGTGACCTCACCCTTTATGTCTCCGCCTGGTTGAGCGGCCTTCAGAGCCGCTTCAAAGGCCTTTGCGGGGGTATATATGTCTGCTACGCCCATCTGCTGTGCTTGCTTAGTAAGCAGTGCTAGGTTGGTACCTAGGGTACCGCCAAGCTGTGAGATAGATGCAGGGTCTTTACCCGCTGCTTCAAGGCTTTTAGTTACTGATGCAACCATGACGGCTTTAAGGTCGTCACCACTTAAACCTTGAGTCTGGGTTCTACTGCGCTCTACGTTTAGAGCATCAGTAGTAACAGTAGCTTTAGTTGGGTTGTCTTGTTCGTACGCATGCAATGTTTTGTAAAAATCTTGGAACTCAGAAAGTGTAGCGCCTCTGCCTATGGTCTCACGCATGAATGCGTCAATGTCATTCCAAGCCGAGGTAGTACTTGTAAAGGATGTAGTTGTACTAGTCTTAGTACCAGCATAGTTAGGACGACCATTAATAAAGGTACCAACATCTTGAATGTTCTGTCCACCATTGAGCAGATTGGTACGAGAGTTAGTGCCAATGATATTGTCAAGGGCAGCATCAAAGATTGCATCTTCGCCATTACCAGCTGATAAAGATTGTTTTGCTTTAGATGCAGCACCAAGCAAACCTTTAGCTGCAAGAGCTTCTTTGGCTTTGCCAAGGCTACCATACTGACTGATAAGACCTTGAATAACAGACTTACGATAACCAGCTTGGTCTGTTGTAATGGAATAACCACTAGGCGTATTAGGGTCTGCATATACTGCAGCCCAACGCTGTGCTCCAGCTGAATCTACATATGCTGTTGTCCACTGACGTGTTGTCTGGTCATAGACAGGGATAAGGTCATTAAGGATAATACCAGCAGTTGGTGTTGTGCCAATAGGTTGAACTTGTGGTTTATCTCCAACTTTGGATGTTCCGGTACCAGTTGGTGTAGAGTTAACTGGTGCAGGAGGAAGGTTAGGCGATACAGATGGTTGAGGGTTAGGCTTTTGCCCAACAGCTGGGATACTTGGCATGTTATTAACGTCGGCCATTATCTAGTTAACCCCACCTTCACTGTAGTTCTTGATAGATTATTGAGCAATGGTTCAAACACAGACTTCAAAGCTTCTGCAATCTGTGGGTCTCTAGGTGCTTCGCCTGGTTTGGCGGCTCCACCTATTTCAGCTACACCATTGAGTACGGTTTGTTTATCCATTGCTTTAGTAGATGCTGAGTTTATGTAACCATTAGCTGTATTGTTGGCGGTCATTGCTGTTAATGCGCTATTGACCAATGTCCATGCGGCTGTCATCTTGTTGCGCTCGCCTTGTGTCATTGGGAAAGTTTTGTCACCAAGTATGCTGCCAAGGGAATTAAATACATCTTGGTATTTACTTAGCTGTTGTTTAGCATCACCCATAACAATAGATAACTCTGGGTTACCAGCAAGTATTGCTTGTTGTTCCGCTTGAGTATCTTTAATAGCTCCAGCTCTGTCAATGCCTGGGGTAATCATTGCTTGTTGCTCACGGTACTTAGCATTCTCATAAGCAGCATAGTCCTGCGCTGTCAACACATCATTAAGATATGTTTGCAAAGGCTTCTGTTTAATAAGTCCTTGTGACTCAAGATACAGGTATGTATTAGGGTCATAGGTTCCAATGTGTGGAGCAAAGATAAAGGCTGCAGCACGTGTGCCTGGAGCAGCATCTGGTCCTACCCACTTCTGGTTAGTAACAGTCCAGCCAACCATGTCCTTGGTATAGGACTGGAGTAGGCGAGTTTCTTTAACGTTCTTGCTTACACCGTAAATAGCACGACCTGGATAGTCACGGGTAAAGATACCTAGTGCTATTTCGTATGGGTCAGAGATGCCTTTGTCGTTACGCATTACACCTTGTAGGACGTCATTAAATGCAGGAGAGAAACCTGTAATTCCTACATCTTTAAGGTAGTTAGAGATACCTGTATCGTGCTCTTGCATAGTAGGCGAGATAGGAGATATCATGCCTAGCATAGAACGAAGGAACAATACATTGTTAGCTGTAACTTTGATGTTATCAATGTACTTGCGGGATGCTGTTACGTAATCAGGACCGCTCATGCCGTGAACAGATTCAGGAGTTATATTACCAAATCCATGCGCTGCATTGTAAAGGATAGCCATTGCACCAGCAGAAGCTAGTTGGCTATCTTGCAAATCTTTAGGCATAGCATCAAGTGCGCGTTGTACAGCTACTGGTAGCATCTTACTTGGGGTAAGATTGCCACGTCCTAGTAAGTACTTGTCTACTCCTGTGGCTGCTTCTTTGCCTAAGTTCCATGGCAAATGATTAAAGATAGACTTTAATATTAGTACCGATACAGATGCTAGCGGTCCAGAGAATGAAGGAGCACCAGCCTCGGGCCCAAGTGATGGGCTAGACTGTAGCAAGTTCATGTTAAAATCAGCATACATAGGGTTAGAAATTGTGTTAGCTTCACGATGCAAAGCAAAGTTAATGCCACCATTGAGTGCGTGGAAGATTACATTGTCGCCTGGAATAGTGAATGTTGGTTCACCATTAGCATTGTTGTGCAGGAATCCCATGTTATCTACACCAAGATGAAGCAGGCGCATGCGGTATAAAGCACGTAGAGGGTAGTCTATAAGGCGCATAATACGGCGTTGGAACTGCTCTTGTGCACGGTAGAAACGTCCTGATGTACGCAATGTATTGGACAATACAGATTGCTTAACAGAGTTATCAACAAACTTGGTAACAATCTGTGCTGCATTTTTTTCTGATAGTTCTACAAAGTGACGCTCTGCTACTTCAAAAGCAAGGGCTTTGTCCATTCCACCTTTAATAAGGTTCTGGACTAGTTCCTTTTGCCAAGGCATGTACTTCTTATAGAGGTTAACTTTAGTAATAGCAAAGGCTGGTTGGTTAAAGAGCCAGTTTATTTGGGTATCCATGTAGTGCAACACCTTGCCTTGAACTCCGCCTTCACCAAAGTTCTGCATTGTCTTTTGTAGGTAAGGAATCCATTCATCTGGAGTTCTAGCTACATCAAGGAATCCTTTTTCAGCCATGGCTATATCTGATTTAAATGCTTCAGTAGGCCCATGCAAACGGGTTAACTCTTCAAAATTATCGTACTGAATCATATCCAAAGCTTTACGAATAGCTAAACCTTCTGAGTGTACTGGTGTTGAAAGGCTTGCATCCGCTACCTTTGGTAGCAATCCTTCAATTGGCTTGCCCTTAAGGTCTGTTGCAGCATAGCGAATAGCATCGTAAAGACGGTCATTAAATTTAATTGGGTCACCATGGAAGACAGTCTTCATGTCTTGCAGGCCAACCTGAATACGGTGGATAGCAGATGTTACCTTGCTCCAGCCCTTTTCTTGTATGTCGCGCCCAGCTTGCATAGAGAAGTTAAGATACTTATCAAGCTTAGCTTCATCTACAATAGTATGCGTTAATGGGTCTACACCAAAGTGCTTAAGGATGGCATCACGTGCCATAGCAAAGTCTTTACCTGTGCGCAATCCATTGTAACGGATAAAGTTTTCACCAAAGTGGAAGCCATCTAGTTGGTTAAAACGCTGGAACATAGGAGCCCAGGCACGATAATGCGAGTGCGCTAATGGTACTCCATTGACTGCAGCAGCAGCTTCTTTAGGGTTTACGTACTGCCAGTCACCTGTAAACTTGTAGTTGTTTTCCTTCATGAGTCTAGCAAGACCATCATTGGTTATAAGCTTTTGTTCAAGCTCTCCACCTGCAATACCTTGATGTGCAGCACTACGTGCAAGCACGGAGTTAACTTCCGCAGCAGCAGATGCTGATGGATGTTTAAGAAATACTTCAAATATTTTAGCAGTTTCTGCATCTCCGCCAGCATACTTGCTAATCTTGTTAGCTACAGCATGCACAATGTCATGAGGTTGTGCTGCAGTCCAGACTTCTTGGCCATTAATAATGCCTTTATCTAGACGGCCTTGGATAATTTTCATATCCTGTCCATCAATCTGTTCGTAAACAGACTTAGTTGGAATCCAGTTTTTAAGAGACTTTCCAAAAATCTTCATGCGAAGACGTGCTGCGTATGGAACGTGACTCATGTCACCTGATATACCAATACCAAGCTGGTTAAGCTTTTGTCCTTTTGACCATCCTAAAATATTTTGCCATGGTGCTGTAAGGGAATGAAAGATTCCCTGCTCAATACTACCGCGCATACCAATACGAGGAGCAACTGAATTCGCAGCCCATAGATTTGTAACCTTGCGAAGCCATGCAAGATGATTAGTTTTACCAATAAGCCAGTTAAGGGTATGTGCTGGCGTTCCCTTTTTAGAGAAGTTAAATCCATAAGGAAACAATTCGCTGCTATTAAAATCTAGCCCACTAATAAATGGCTTGCCTTGGAAAGCATGGATAGGTCCATTAGCTGTTATAGAATACAACGCATCGTTGCCTTCAACAGGAGCATGCGTAAGCGTATCAGTAGGAATCCAATGCTCTAGATGAGCTGGGTCGATACGCAAATCACGGGAGTTAACAAAAGTAGTTGAGTCGCCAAACTTAGCCTCAAGTACTGAGCGTTTAATGTTTTCATCTACGCCCATCTTTGACATCATGTGGTCAAACATCCCACGCAAAAACAATGTGCGGTCTACCGGGTTGGCAAACTTGTATGCTTCAGCAGTCTTATCAGCAGCATAACGTGGTATACCGGCAAGACGAAGATACTGTTTAATAACAGGAACTGTTGCTTCTGCTGATGCATCATCCATTACACCAAACTTAACACGGCCTGGATATGTCTGCACTTGTCTAGCAAGGCGACGACGGATGTTCATTTGAGCAGTTAGGTCATCAAGCAATGGACTGATAATAGTCCCAGGCTTACCAGTTAAAGGGTCAGTAGCTCTGCCAAGACTAACAAATGTATTAAGAAGTTTTTCTCCGCCACCAATGGCGTCGATTTCTGGAGTAGTAATACCGCCATTAAAAAAATCAGATGTGATTCTATTGAATCCACCAGCCATATTACGCTGGCGCTTAGCAATTGGAATACCCATGCGCAATGCAGTAGGTCCATTTACCGTACCCATATGCATTTCTTGTGCACCTTCTAGGGTTATAACAAATTTTTTAGCGCCATTAGCATCAAACGCTTCTGCTTCAGAAGCAAGCTTTAAAAAGTTACGGTCATCAATCTCTGGAGCATCAGTTTTGATTTTACGCATGACGGCTGCCTTAGCATCTGCATCTTTAGCTGCATTTGCAGCAGCGTAGTCTTTAATCAGCGGACCAAAGCGGGTTTCCCAGTCTGTGTGTACCTTTGTTCCAGGGGCAAACATCTCTTCGGCGTTCTTAGCGCGGGTAACAGGGTCCGTAAATAGCTTCTCAGCTATTACTGCGCCTTTACTTGTAGCCTCAGCAGCGCTTTTAGCGCCTTTAAATAAGCCTCCACCAAAGTAAGTAAGTGGGTCATGAGCTAATTCATAAAACATATCGATAGCACCAGAGCTTTTTTTCCATTTATCGGTGGTATAGAAATGATTATCTGTATTTGGTACAGGGTACATAACACGAGAGATATCTCTACCTGGAGAAACTTGTGCTCCACGAAACTCATCCATCATGTTTTTAAACTTTTGGTTGTTACTGTACATGTCAGCTAAGGCAGTGTATATACCTGAGTCTACTTTGCCATACGCATCTATAATTTCACCAGGCTTCATGCCTTTAATCAAGCCTTGGGCTACAAAAGATGCAGCATCACCATAGGTTTGCTTAAGATGACCTAGTGTTCCTTGGTCATAGATGGCTCTGCCATCCCACGCCTTAGAGTAAGTGCTAAGATGGAAGACACTTTCACCTTGGGTAAGCTCACGTGCAAACAAATATGGAGCATTGATGATTTGATTCTCAATACCAGCAGCACGATAGAGTGCTACAATAGGTGTTTTAACTGTAGCAAGCGCTGCGCTACCAAAAAACTTGGCTACTTTCATAACCATGTTATCCGTATTTGTAAATGGCGCATTGCCATACACGGACTTAAGCATGGATTGGGCTTCTCCGCCCAGTGCCTTGTAGTTTTTCTTAGCTTCTTCAATAGGCAACGCACTTAAAGCTTTATACGTGCTGATTGTCCCATGAATCTGGTTCATCATCTGTATTTGTGGGTCATTCATATTAGAAGCCAAAGCAGCAGCATAAACTGATGGCATAGATGCAGCCATATCAGGGTTCAATTGAACTTTATTCTGCGTAGCAGCATTGTATGTGGGTGATGCGCTAGGCATCACTTGAGGCACAGTCTGATTAATCGACATTACAAACCTCGACTAAGCAACGCCTTGTATAATAACTCTGCATCGCCCGTTGGGTCATTCTGGGCAAGAGTACGAATAGTGTGTGATGGCGATATAGCCATATTTGGGACTTGAATAGCCTCTGAGCCAGGGCCAGGGCCAAAGTCCATGCCAGCAGTAATAGGCTCGTTAGGGCGCTGTGTGGGGGCATTAAGGGGTACTACAGCAGGGAGCTCAAACGCAGGGGTTGGGTTACCAGCTAGCGGTTCAGCTTGCTGATTAGCCATATTCTGCCCACCTTCACCATAACCAAGTCCTGGCATGTATTTAGGTGCTTGCGTGTTAGTACTAATGCCATCAATTGCTGAACCATCTGTACGTTGAGACAATGCACCCGGTCCAGAAACTGGAGCAGGATTTGATGGAAGACGATATCCGCCTTGCTCTGCCATGTTTCCTCCTACTTAAATTGTTTCTTGACCAGTATTGGTCCTTCAGTATTTACACTAATACGTGCTGCAATCTCTACAGCTTCTTCAACACTTGCTCCGTAAGCAATAGCACCCATAGCAAAGGGTGAACCTGAGCCAACGCCATAGACGTTGTCTTTAGATTTTGCTACTGAGAACTGTGTATCTACTTCAAAAAGTTCTCCGCCGACTGCAATAATAAAATCAAAGCCAGCTTCTTTATCATCTTTGTCTGGGTCGTATCCGCTAGCCTTAATGCATTCACGCATTGAAGGAACTACCTTTGCAACCATAAACTTAAAAAGGTCTTCTTTGTCTTTAGCTGTGACTCTTGGTGGAGTCCAAGCGTGCTGTAAAGCATCACATGGCTGGGCATCGCCAGCTCCTCCAATAAGAAACGCACCGCGTTCTGCAATTTTTGATTGACTAGGATGGATATATCTACGACCATTACCACCTACTGTGATTGAATCGGCTGCCACTATGCAGTGGTCTTCGTATTCAATCCCTACGATGGTTGTCATTGTTTACCCTACTTGTCGGCGGTTGATTGTTCTGACGCTAGCCGTTCCTCTGCCTGAAGCGTTTAACCCGCTTAGCAAGCTTTGCAATTCTGGACGTGGTGCAACTATTCCTGCACCTCGCAGTGGCTGCTCTCCCTGACCTATCTCAGATTCAGGAGCGCCTCCTGCCGGTCCGCCGGGAGCACCTGGGGATACGGGTGACTGCTCAACCTGTTCTTCAGGACCAGCAGGAGGATTCTCGGGTTCGAAGACTTCTTCAATAATATCTTCAAGCATCTTTCCACGTTGGCGTTCTTTGATAACCAGTGCAATCTTCTGAACAATAGGGCTAGGGTCTTGACCCTGCGCCGCCATCTGAGGAATTGCTTGTGTGTAAGCTTGAAGAGCACCCATGAGTGATGAGCGTAGGTCTTCGGTTTCGATTTTCTCTTGCTCCAGCGTAACGTTCACGCCGAATGGAAGTTCACGCATGGCAAGGTCTTTGGAAATAAGCTTTCCGCCGAGTGCTTGTAGCATGAAAATCAGGCCTTGAGCTGGGTTAAGCCCAGCGAGCATGCCGTATCTGACATCAGCAGAGTAATCACCCTTGATGTCTTTGCTTGGTACGTATGTTAAAGCGTAAGGTGAGCCAGAATCTGTACCACGAATTGTTTTCTCTACGTTAAATAACTTCTCATCTACTTCAAAGCAAAGAGAGATAACATCACGGAGGGCAGTGGTAAAGATTGTTTGGGCTGTTTTAATCTGTGAATCGAATGCTCCCATAAGAGCTTCGACTCCGGCACCGGTTACAATAGATGCCTTCATGTTTCCACTACGAGCTTCAGGGTAACGAGCACCCATACGTAGTTCTTCATTCAGGATGTTTTGTTCCATGAACGCACCTTGAGGAATCTCAAGTGCTACACGGCGAACACCAGCTGGGTTAGATGTACGAATTGTAGCATCTCCACCGAGTTGTAGTTCCTGTACGTCGTTAGGCAGAACGATTGGTGCTTGAACGGCTTTCTCCGCCATTTCCATGGCAAGGAGTGCAAAGCGGTTACGTAGCAATTGAATGCCGAGCACATCGTCGAACTGTCCACGAAGCTCACCATCAATGCTTGGACGTCGTGCAACGATAACCATCATCTTACCCATTGGGTTAGGTGCTTGGCTCAGTACGAAGTTCGAGCGGGATGGCAAGTAGATGACGCTTTGGTCCTTGTCATAGTAACGAATCATCTCAATGATGCCGTTCATGTCCTGCTTGTAACCGTCAGGACCAAGGATTTGGCGTTCATAGTCAGGGTACTGGGCGACCAGTTCCCCTAGCGTTAACGAGTAACGCTTGGCAAAAGCTATGCACCGGCCGTAGCGGTCAAACTCAGGGTAACTCCCTACGGGATTCTCCAGCCTGATACGTGGTAGCTTCGCTTCTTCATCCAATTCAATAATGAAAGGGAGGAAACCATATGTGATATACATGTCCGCACCGTTGAACATATTGACTTCTAGTTCAGAGTGACGGAAGTAGTTAGCCGCAATACGGGTACGCTTGTCAGCGAATGTACGTGCGCGGTCTGATGTTTGATTAACTGCTGAGCAATTGATAGCTGGCAGTGGTGCAATCATTTCTGCAAGGTCACGGGCAACAACGTCAACGAAGTTGGCGACTACGTTCTGGTCAATACCGTCTGGGAAGAAGTTAGGGTAGACCTGGGAAATCTTTCCTTGACGGACAAACTGAACGTCACCATTGCGTTGGTCACGTGAAGAGTTGCGATAGCGCAACGTCTGCACACGTGATACAACTTGTGGAATTGTTAGCATTGTAATCCTATCTCATTTGTTCTCTGAGGCCGCCTTCGCCAAGTCCAATACCGCCACCGCCACCGCCAGCTTGCAATCCGTGACCACCCATGTGGTCCATCTTTCCTACTTCGCGGCCAACTAAACCAGATTCATTTCTGGCAATTTTGACATTATTTACTTCTCTTTTTTGCATTGTTGGAACATGGTCCATCATTCGTGAAGTTCTATTAACTTCTTTCATGTTAGATTGTGTAATTTGAGTAGGGCTTTTCATTGTAGCCTTAACTCCATTACCAGTAAGATTAATTTTACCACCAGAAGATTTTGAAACAGTAAAGGTTCCACTTCTAGTAACTACCTTAGATGGAATGGCTTGTTTAGCACCTTCTCCGCCTAATCTATTTGCGCGTTCTACATCGCCTCTAGCCATATTAGTTCCTATCCGAAGTTGTCTTGCCATTGAGACGAGAATGCCTCGTCTAGGTTAATTGATACTCGTCGTTCCATCTGCGCTCTAGTTGCCCACCTGTTGGTCAGGTATGGGGTAACTTTTGTATTGCTCTGAATAAGTTCACGGGCTCTAATGACTGCAAACCACATAGCCATGACACAGTCCGTAGGACCTTTAGTGTCAGGCTTCCAGGTTATGAGCTGTTGAACCAGCGCCTTTATTCCTTCGCTTCCTTCGCTAGAAGGTATTTCAATAAGGTTGTTGTCTTGGTGTTCGCCGTCACGCAGAGAGCCGAACAAGGACGACATAGATGCGACACCAAATGATGTGTCCCATTTGTTCTTGCCAGTGAAGTGAGAAGTGAATCTAACGCCTCGAGCTGCGAGCCAGTTGCGTAAGTCTTCATCTAATTCAAATGCTTTCTGGAATGCGTTGATTTCAATCCGCACCTCTTGTGGCT